CCTACTATGGCACTACCTGTATCGCCTAACACCATTTCCTTTAATAATATCAACCAGGAGCTTGGTAGAGCTTCACCCTACAATCAACCGGTTGCATTGAATGATTCTGATGTTAGAACGTTGTTTCAGAGAACAACAGCCGGTAGCTCCGTCGCGATGAGCGATGGATGGGGTAAGAGTAACGCAAAAATTATTGCCACCGGAGGCACTGTTTATACTTTAGGAGACTATAAAATACATGCTTTTTATACTAGCGGAACCTTTACAGTATCTACTATAAATGATGGAACAATGGATACTGGAATCGCTTTAGCGAACGGGGGTGATTTCGGAAGTGGAGGGGAGGGAGTCTTTGAAAGCTGCGATGCCGGACAAGGCGGCGCGGGCGGTATGGGTGGCAATTATCGAATAACTACCGGACAAACTTTTAACTATTTTTTTGCTTCTACTGGTAATTATACAGTAACAATCGGAGCCGGAGGTGGTGGATCAACTTCTTTAGCATCATGGTCCCCCACAACATCTGGTGGAGGTGGAGCGGCAGGAGGATCCGGCGGATCAGGAACAATGGGGGGTAACGGTTCAAATTCTACTGGCGGCGGATCAGTTTCATGGATTCCTACCGGAGTAGGATCTAATACCTACACGACAACTATAGGAAAAGGTGGCGGCGGTGGCGGCGGTGGAGGGTGGGACAGCAATGGTGGCGGCAGTTATAGTGGTGGTGCCGGCGGGTACGGGGGCGGATTCGGCGGAGCGGGTGGTTGGACTGGAAATAACGGCAGCGATGGTGATACTCCAATATCACACGTATATGGAGGCGGTCAGGGTGGAGGCGGAGGTGGCGGAGGAGGTGGTTCATGCAATGGAGAAACATTTGGTGGCAACGGCGGCGCGGGCGGCCCTGGAATTGTTTTAATACGTTATAAGTTTCGTTAAACAATGAAAATAGTAGCAATAATGTCGCAGGATAATACGGTAAAAAATATCATAGTTTTACCTGAAGATAGAATAGCCGATTTTGAAAATGCGGTATTAGAACTTGGTATTACTGATACTCCTATATTATGTGATACAAATTCGTATAGGGGGAAAAACCGAGATGGGTCACCAGGTATCGCTTTCCGCAAAAATTACCCTTCGATTGGTTTTATTTACGATAAGGCAACCGATTCTTTTTTAGAACCTAAACCTACTGGGAACCCAAGTTGGGTTTTTGACAGTGATGGAGGCTTCTGGAAGCCGCCAGTTTCGCGACCCCGCGACGGTAAAAAATATTATTGGAATGAGTCAATCGTAAATTGGAGTTTAGTCGAATCTAATGTTTGAGAAAATAAAATATTCAGCAACAACACTCGTTGATGTAATATCAGCCGCTGCAACTCAAAATAAACTTCTCGTAGACGAACCACAATTTGTTTCTAGAATTAAAACCTGTAAACTCTGTGAATTTTTTATTTCAGAAACTAGTCGATGTTCTAAATGTGGGTGCTTTATGGAAACAAAAGCAAAGCTTATTGCAGCAAAATGCCCAGTAAGTAAGTGGTAAACTAAAAACATGGCATCACCTAATTCCAGACAAACGCTCATCGATTACTGCCTGCGTTCACTCGGACAGCCAGTAATCGAGATCAACATCGATGACGATCAGGTGTCTGACCGTGTGGACGAGGCCATTCAGTTTTACCGCGAGTACCACTCGGATGCCATCATTCGCCACTATCGTAAGCATCAGCTGACTCAGCAGAACATCACTGACGGATACATCGATATTCCTGATCAGTTGCTGTTCGTGTCACGTATCTTCCCTCTAGCCAATAATACTGTATCCTCTTCGGGTATGTGGTCTGCGCGCTATCAGATGCACCTGAATGACGTCTATGACCTTCAGTATGCCGGCGCTCTGGTCAACTATGAGATGACACGCCAGTTCCTGGAGATGCTGGATATGCAGCTCAACGGTGTTCCTCCAGTACGATTCAACCGCCACATGAATCGTCTATACATTGACCTTGACTGGGGATATCGTGCTGTTGCCGGAGACTATGTCATGGTCGATGCGTACTCTGCGATCGATCCAGAGGCCTACACGGACATCTACAATGATATGTTCCTGAAGAAGTACACCACTGCACTGATTAAGCGCCAGTGGGGTATCAATCTGAAGAAGTTTGAGGGTATCCAACTTCCAGGTGGCGTGACGATGAACGGGCAGCAAATTTACCAAGAAGCAATCGAAGAGATCAAACAGCTCGAGGACGAGATGGAGTTAAAGTACGAGAAGCCGGTCGATTTCTTCGTAGGATAATATATGGCGCGCAACGTATATTTCTCTCAGACTGTCAAGTCCGAGCAGAACCTTTACGAGGATCTGATCGTAGAATCGTTGAAGATTTACGGGCAGGATTGTTACTATCTGCCGCGTAATATGGTGTCAAGAGATATGATTCTCAACGAGGCAATCAAATCTAAGTTCGATGATGCCTATATGATTGAGATGTATCTGGAAAATGTGGATGGATTTGATGGTGATGGCTCGCTATTTACTAAGTTTGGGCTAGAAATTCGCGAGCAAGCAACATTTGTAGTTGCAAAGCGAACCTGGGATAAGCTTGTGGGCGTCTGGAATAACGGTATTATTTCGAGTCGTCCAGCAGAAGGTGATCTAATTTACTTGCCTTTCTCGAAGAGCTTTATGGAGATCAAGTTTGTCGATCACCAATCACCATTCTATCAACTTTCAAAGTTCCCTGTCTACAAACTGCGTTGTGAGCTCTTTGAATACTCTAACGAGGAGGTCAAGACTGGTATTCCGGAACTTGACAAGCTTGAGCAGCAGTTCAGCACAGAATACTTTGTGCAGATCGAAGGTGGTACTGGCGCGTCATTTGTCGTCGGCGAAGACGTTAAGCAGGTATTGGTACCTGCAACAAGTGGAAGTGATTCAGAGGAAATTTATGGTAAGGTGCTAAAGATTGACAGAGAATCTCCAACGGCAGCAATCAAACTTGCGCTTGGAGGTATCTCGACGAATACCGGCGCATTTGCTAAATTTAGAGTGACGACGGGCTCATCAGATAAACTCGTTGGTATTACTTCCGGAGCGCAATGGAATATTACTGGAATATTTGAGATCGATAATACGCAGACAAATCTAACATTTGTGAATAATGCACAGGGTGCTCAGAATCGAGCAATGGAAGTAACTGCGGATACTATCATCGACTTTACGGAACACAATCCATTTGGAGATCCATCAAATGTTTAGCGGACATTTTTACCACGCAACAATCAGAAAGACTGTAGCGGTATTTGGCACGCTATTCAATAACGTTTCAGTTGTTAGAAAAGATGGAGACGGCAATGTCGTCAATATAACTCGAGTACCGCTTGCGTATGGTCCAAAGCAAAAATTCCTTGCGCGTTTAGATGAGCAGCCAGGATTAGACAATGCGAAGGTCGCAATGAAGCTGCCTCGTATGTCATTCGAGATTGTAACAATGGTCTACGATAGTTCAATCAAGACTAATCGTAATAATCTAATTACTATTGCTCAGGCTGGAGTCAACGCCACAAAGAAGACAGTAAGAACATTTGCACCATACCGCATGGGTTTGCAGTTATCAATCATGGCTAAAAACCAGGACGATGCATTGCAGATCATCGAACAGATTCTTCCATATTTTCAGCCAGAATATAGCGTGACGATCAAGGATCTTGATAGTCTAAATCTTAAGACTGATATTCCATTTGTACTGACTGGTGTACAAATGAATGAAGACTACGAAGGCGATTTTCTGCAACGTCGTGCGATCATTTACACGCTAGACTTTGAGACGCGCTTAAGATTTTATGGCCCTATCTCAGATAGAGATGTTATCCATAATGTTCTGGTAGATTTTCGCAATCAGGATACACTAAAGCCTATCGAGCGAATTGACATCGAACAGACAAGTCCAACCGGGCCAATTACAACTCAATTGATTCCGTTCACGGACTTTGATTAAACACTATCACTTATATTATGAGCAAAACAAGTGAAGAATTAATCAAGAAGCTTGAGGAGAATATGCCAGTACCGCCTCCGCCGCCGGCCCAGGATGATGTCAAAGACGACTACGAGTTCTCACGAGAGACATATCGTAATCTTGTCAGCAAGTCAAACGAGGCTATCGAGCAGATGCTGAACCTTGCGATGCAGTCCGAGCATCCGCGCGCATTTGAAGTTCTGAGCAATATGCTGAAAAATACCTCGGATATGACGGACAAGCTGATGGCCCTTCAAAAAGCAAAGAAAGAAATTCAGAAGAAGGAAGAAGCAGCTGCTGCGGATAAGCCAGCATTGACGCAGAACAATCTATTTTTGGGATCGACAACAGATCTACAAAAGCACCTGATCGAGCAACTAAAGGAAAAAAATGTCACAGCCTCAGAACCAGATGTTCGTCAAGAACGCTGATCTGGGGTACCTCGGTAACCCGCAGGTCAAACGTGATGGTGTTCAACAAAAGTTCACCGAGCAAGAAGTCGCAGAGTATCTGAAGTGTATGAAGGATCCGGAGTATTTTGCTCGGACCTATGTTAAAGTAATTAATCTCGATAAAGGTCTGGTTGCATTTGAGCCTTATCCGTATCAGGGTAAGATGTTCAAGCACTTCAATGATAATCGATTTTCGATTGTGCTTGCATGCCGTCAGTCGGGCAAGTCAATCAGCTCTGTCATTTACCTGCTATGGTTTGCACTATTCTCGCCTGATAAAACCATCGCAATCCTTGCTAATAAAGCAGCGACAGCGCGTGAAATGCTAGCGCGTGTCACGCTCGCGCTAGAAAACCTGCCGTTCTTTCTGCAGCCCGGATGCCGCGCGCTGAACAAAGGATCAATTGAGTTCAGCAATAACTCGCGCATTATTGCAGCTGCCACATCGGGTAGCTCGATTCGTGGTTTGTCTGTCAATCTGCTGTTCCTAGATGAGTTCGCATTCGTGCAAGACGCCACGACGTTCTACACCTCGACATATCCAGTAGTATCCTCGGGTAAGACCTCTCGTGTCATTATCACCTCTACTGCAAACGGCGTGGGCAATCAGTTTCACCGCATCTGGGAAGGCGCGGTACAGGGCGTCAACGAATTCAAGCCATTTCGTGTAGACTGGTGGGACGTTCCGGGACGTGATGTAGAATGGAAACGTCAAACGATTTCAAATACTTCCGAGCTACAGTTCGAGCAAGAATTTGGTAATAGCTTTCATGGCACTGGCAACACACTGATCAATGCAGAAACACTACTTGCGCTCAAGGCAGAATCACCAATCTATATTCAGAATGGTGTAAAGGTATATGAGCGGCCGATCTCTGACCATAACTATGTAATGGCAGTAGATGTTGCTAAAGGCCGTAATCAAGACTTCTCGACGTTTTCTATTATTGATGTTACTGCGCGGCCATTTAAGTTGGTTGCTGCTTATCGAGATGCGCTAGTATCTCCGCTAATTTTTCCTGATACAATCTACAAATATGCAAAGACTTACAATAAAGCATACATTATCGTCGAAAGCAATGACCAAGGATCTGTCGTTTGCAATGGATTGTATTATGACCTAGAATACGAAAATATGTTCGTGGAGTCTGCAGTAAAAAATGGCTCAATTGGTCTGACGACAACAAAGAAGACAAAGCGGATAGGGTGCTCAAATTTAAAAGATCTAATCGAAGGTAAGAAGCTACTCATTACTGACGCAGACACAATTCAAGAACTTAGCACGTTTGAAGCATCGGGTTCGTCGTATGAAGCTGCAGAAGGCAACCATGATGATACAGTAATGTCACTCGTGATCTTCGCATGGTTTGTAGCTACAGATATCTTTGTCAATATGTCTAGTATGGATATTCGAGATATGCTTTACAATGAAAGACTACGACTCGTTGAAGAAGATGTAGCACCCGTAGGTATTTTAGGCAATTTGGAAAAGAATAAAGAAGACGAGGGACGCGAGGTCGATATTGACGGAAACGTGTGGGAAACCGTAGGATATTCTTCGAAAAACGGCTATTTATAAATAAGACACGCGAATATCCGTATTATGTTTCACATCAAACCTTAACTTTGAGATCCAAATCAAATGGCATTCCAAGTATCACCCGGAGTTCAGGTCAACGAAATTGACCTAACAAATGTCGTACCGGCCACATCCACATCTATTGGTGGATACGCTGGTGCTTTCAACTGGGGTCCTGCTGGAGAAATCGTCACTGTGTCTTCCGAAAAGGAACTAGCAACAGTGTTCGGTGCTCCTACCGCTGCGACCGCACGTTCATTCCTAACTGCAGCTTCGTTCCTGAAGTACGCATCCAACCTCAAGGTTGTTCGCGCATTTTCTTCGACTGCACTAAACGCTACCTCCGGTTCCGGTGGTAATTCTGGTCTGCATCTTCCAAATAAGGATGCTTACGAAAATTCAGTTCGTGGTGCAACTACTGCAGGAGATCGCGGTATTTGGGGTGCAAAGTATATTGGATCAATTGGTAATTCCATCAAGGTTTCGGTTTGTTCTGCAAACAGCACAGCATTTACAGCCTGGGGATATAAGAGCTTATTCTCCTCGGTCCCAGGAACATCGACAGATGCTGCTAAGTACGGCTCAACAAATGACGAACTTCATATTGTAGTCATCGACGAAGATGGTGATGTTTCTGGCACACCTGGAACAGTGCTTGAAAAGTTTGAATTTGTTTCTCAGGCTTCAGGCGCAACCAAGCCAGATGGAACATCTAATTACTACAGAGACGTCATCAATACTAATTCTAAGTATATCTGGTGGCTCGATCATTCTGGCACACTTACTAATGCTGGAACTGCTGTCACAGTAACGACAGCTTTTGTTACGAGCACCTCTGCCCTTGAGACATCGTTGCTCGGTGGAACAGATGTTACTCCAACTGCTGGCGATGTTTCGACTGCTCTTGACGTTCTGAAGGACGTCGAAACAGTCGATGTTAACCTAGTATTTACTGCTGGTGACTCTTCTGGTTCACGCGCTGTTGCTGATGCGCTTGTAGCTTTTGGCGACTTCCGCAAGGATTGCGTAGTATTCGTTTCACCTCCTGTTGAATCTTCTGTTGGTCAAGCGTCTCCTACAACTACAGTTACCACGTGGGCTAGCGCGCTGGCTCGTAATTCCTACACTGTTATCGATAGCGGTGCAGTAAAGGTGTACGACAAGTACAATGATGCAAACATCTGGATTACTGCAGCAGGCCACCTTGCTGGTCTATGCGCTCGTACCGACAATGTTGCTGACGCATGGTTCTCACCTGCTGGCTTCACACGCGGACAGATTCTAGGAGTCACAAAGCTCGCTTACAATCCAAAGCAAGCCGATCGTGACACACTCTACAAGGCAGGCATCAATCCTATCGTAAGCTTCCCTGGCCAAGGCACTTGCCTCTACGGAGACAAGACCGCTCTTCTCAAGCCATCGGCCTTCGACAGAATCAACGTTCGTCGCCTCTTCAATGTTCTCGAAAAATCAATCTCGACAGCTGCGAAGTATCAACTGTTCGAGCTGAATGATGAATTCACTCGCGCAATGTTCCGCAATATGGTTGAGCCATTCCTGCGCGATGTTCAGGGTCGTCGTGGTATTACCGACTTCAAGGTTGTCTGCGATGAAACTAACAACACCGGCGATGTTATCGACCGCAACGAATTCCGTGCTGATATTTACATCAAGCCAGCACGTTCTATCAACTACATCACTCTGAACTTTATCGCCACACGTACTGGCGTTCAGTTCTCTGAGCTGGTTGGAAAATAATATCAACCATCAACTAAAGGAGAACACTTACAATGGCTAATCTAGGAATCACAGATTTCAAGGCAAAGCTCGTCGGCGGTGGAGCACGCAATAACCTGTTCAAGGTTACTGCTAACTTCCCTGCCTATGCTGCTGGAAACACCGAGCTCGCATCCTTCCTCATCAAGGCTGCTGCTCTACCAGCATCGATCATTGCTCCAATCACAGTCCCATTCCGCGGTCGTCAAATTCAGATCGCCGGAGATCGTATCTTCGAACCATGGGGCGTTACCATCATCAACGATACGAACTTTGCACTTCGCAATTCGTTCGAGCGTTGGATGAACGGAATCAATGCTCACTCGGCTAATACCGGCCTAACAAATCCTACTCAGTATATGGCCGACCTCGCAGTCGAACAGCTGAACAAGGATGGATCAGTACTCAAGAAGTACGACCTTCGTGGATGCTGGGTCTCAAACGTCTCTGCAATTGATCTCAGCTATGATGCCGAGAATACAATCGAAGAGTTTGGCGTTGAGTTCCAGGTCACCTACTGGGAATCAAATACGACTAACTAATGCGTTAGTTTGACAATAAATATTGGCGTGGGAGCACTTATAACTCCCACGCCTTTATTCGTTAAGAACTAGCAACTATATCCGTCATGGCACTAAAATTCTTTGGATTTACTTTCGGTAAGGAGGACGACTCTAGTGATCGCGAGCAGATCAAGAGAAAGAACCTCGAGAAGCAAGCAGTCTCATTTGTGCCGCCTACGTCCGATGACGGATCGACAGCAATTGCTGCTGGTGGTTATTATGGCCAATATCTAGATCTCGAGGGTGATGCAGCTAAGACAGACGTTGACCTAATTCGCAAGTACCGCATTTCAGCTGAGCAGCCTGAGTGCGATATGGCTATTGAAGACATCGTCAATGAGTCAATTGTCAGCGATGTGGATGCTGGTCCGGTTGACCTGAATCTAGACGATCTCGAGCAGCCAAACTCCGTCAAGAAACTCATCAAAGAAGAGTTCGATGGTGTGCTCAAACTTCTCAATTTCAATCTGAATGGTCAGGACATCTTCCGTCGCTGGTATGTGGACGGTCGCTTATACTACCATATGATTATCGATGGCGAGAATCCTAAAGCCGGTATTACTGAAATCCGTGCCGTGGATGCTCTGCGTATTCGTAAGGTCCGTGAGATCAAGGAAGAAACTGATCCTGAGACTGGTGCAAAGATCGTCAAGACACTTGATGAGTACTACCTTTATCAAGACGGCGGCTTGCAGAAGTCAGATGTTGGCCTGAAGATCAATAAGGACGCGATCTGCTACATTACCTCTGGTATTCTTGATGCATCGCGCAAACGCGTGCTGTCACCACTGCACAAGGCACTGAAGCCAGTAAATCAGCTGCGCATGATGGAAGATGCTCTCGTCATCTACCGTCTGTCACGCGCGCCTGAGCGCCGTATCTTCTACATCGATGTGGGCAATCTTCCTAAGGGCAAGGCCGAGGAATATATGCGTACCATTATGAACCAGTATCGCAACAAGCTGGTTTATGATGCTGTTACTGGTGAGATCCGTGATGATCGCAAGCATATGAGCATGCTGGAAGACTTCTGGCTACCACGTCGTGAAGGTGGTCGTGGCACAGAAATCACCACGCTACCAGGTGGCGAGAATCTGTCGCAGATCGATGACATCATCTTCTTCCAAAAGAAGCTCTATCGCTCACTGAATGTTCCGATCAATCGCCTTGAGCCTGAGACTGGATTCAATCTGGGCAAATCATCTGAGATTACTCGTGATGAGCTGAAGTTTCAGAAGTTCGTAGACAAGCTGCGCGTCAAGTTCTCTGCGCTGTTCTTTGAGCTACTGCGCACACAGCTGATTCTCAAGAATGTCATCACAGAAGACGAATGGCCTGAGCTGCGCGAGAATATGCGTCTTGACTTCCGTCGCGACAATCACTTCGCAGAACTCAAGGATGCTGAAATCCTGTCCGAGCGCCTGAATCAGCTCAATACTATCATGCCGTACGTCGGCAAGTATTACTCTGAGACATGGGTTCGCCGCAATGTGCTGCGTCAGACTGACGAAGAAATCGAGCTGATGAATGAGGAAATGACTGAGGAAGCAGCAGAGAATGCGCAGAAAATGCTTGAAAATCCGCAAATGGATCCGGGCACCGGAATCGAGGATATATCAGCCAACGAAACATTTGATAAATCTGCCTGATAGTTAAGCTATTCAGAGTTATAAATAAGCTTGATACAAGAAATGAATACTAATCTCATCGATATGGTCGACGCACTGCGTACGGATAAGATCTCGAACGCGCAGGAAGCATTTCAACAAGCAATGAGCGAGAAGATCAATGCCGCTCTTGACGAGCGCAAGATCGCTGTTGCAGCACAAATCTACAACAAGGCAGTAAGCAAATGAGCAACTTCTTCGATACAGTCCGTAATCTTCAGGAAGGAACAGAAGATCTAAAGCATATGAGCGATAAAGCGCATAGTGCTAGTGTTGACGCGCACCACCAAGACAGTGCAGCAGCTCATCACAAAGCATTTCAGGCGCATTTAGATACATCAAAGGCTTATAATGGCAAAGCATCTCTTACGCGTAAGATAACAGGAAGAAACGAGCACGAAAAGATGGGTCTGCATCATTGGCACATGGCCCAGTATCATCTAGATAGAGCGGATAAGCTAAAGCACGGTTCAGTGGCAGCGCCTCAACACGGTTGGTAATTTTAATTAAATGAGCAACTTCTTCGATACAGTACGTTCTATGCAAGAAGGCGCTGCTTGGCATCAGCTAGCACCGCAATTTTCTAATACTGCGCACGATGCCAGCCGTATTGCGCGCGGCACGCAAGGACATTACGATGCAGCGGGAGAACACGGCCGTGCAGGATTTGCACACGAAAAAGCTGCTGCGGAACATCCGGAAGGATCATTTGATCGCAAGTATCACTCTCAAATGGCGCAACACCACTACGGCATGGAAAAACTCCATGCTACACAATCGCCAGATTACAAAGTATGAAACTTGTAACCGAATTTAACGACAGCAACCTGCAATATATCACTGAGGCTGCTGAAGGCGGCATCAAGAAAGTACGTCTTGAAGGCGTGTTTATGCAGGCAGAAAAGCCAAACCGCAACAAGCGCCGCTATCCGCTGCCGGTGCTCAAGCCTGCGGTAGAAAAATATATCAATGAGCAGGTTAAGACCGGTCGTGCAGTGGGTGAACTGAATCACCCAGATGGCCCGACAGTTAACCTCGACAAAGTTTCGCACCGTATTACCGAACTTAAATGGGATGGCAATAACGTTGTCGGAAAGGCACTGATCCTGGACACACCGATGGGTAAAATCGTGAAAGGTCTAATTGAAGGTGGCGTTCAGCTAGGTGTCTCAACTCGTGGAATGGGATCGCTGCAAGAAGGGCGTGACGGAATTATGGAGGTCAAGAATGATTTCATTCTCTCCACCGTTGACATCGTTCAGGATCCATCGGCACCCGATGCTTTCGTAAACGGAATCATGGAAGGCGTCGAATGGGTCTGGGATAATGGAATGCTCAAGCCGCAGCAAATTGAAAAGTATGAGACTGAAATTAAAAACGCATCTTCGAAGCGTCTCATCGAGGCGCAACTGAAGGTATGGAATGATTTCCTCTCAAAACTCTAACCGCTATAGAATTAGTAGTAACACACACTAGTATGTCTAAGAAAATCAAGAATCAGTTCGATCTGATCGAAGACATCACTGTTGAGGAACTACGCAAAGATGGACTCGTTGAAGAGGTTGAAGTTTCTGGCGAGGAACCATCTAAAAAGAAGAGCGAGGCAGGCGACGAGGCAACAGATGCCGTAAAGGCAAATGCTGAAACCAAAGCCGCCATCGACCAGTCAGCATCGAAAGACGCTGGCAAGGACGATCACGTTGGCCAGGGACCTGGAAAGGTCGAAGAGCCAGGAGAACAGAAGAAGGCGCAAGCCGCAGTTGACGCTGCATCTAATGCAGCGCCAACAGCTGAACCTCCAAAGACAAAGGCCGGACTCATCAATGCAGTATACCAACAGCTGGTCTCAATGAAGACCGAAGATGTTGCTAATGTCTATGGTACGCTGGTAAATCCAGCGCTGCCACCAAAAGCTGAGGAGCCTGCTCCAATGCAAACGGGAGACAATAGCACCGATAAGGACGAGCGCAAGGAAGAAGCTGAAGGTGATAAAGAGCCAGAAAAGCTCGAAGATCCAGCAGCTTCCAATGACGATGCATCTGAGACAGAATCCGACAAGGAAGATGTCGCAGAAGCAGAAGGCGAATCAGAAGATGATGACGCCGATGATGACGAGTCAGAAGACGAGAAGAAGGATGACACCGAGGAAGATGAGAGCATGAAGGAAAGCCTGAATGTTCTTCTGAGCGCTGAAAAGTCGCTCACCGAGGAATTCCGCTCCAAGGCTTCTGAACTGTTTGAAGCATCAGTAACTGCTAAGGTTAATGCCGAGCTTGCTAACATCGAGGAGAACTACCAGAATCAGTTGAACGAGGAAGTCGCAACCGTGACTAAGACGCTCGCTGAGAAGGTTGATTCTTATCTGAACTACGTTGTTCAGACCTGGATGGAAGAAAACAAGGTTGCAATCGAATCAGGACTGCGCACCGAGATCGCCGAGAACTTCATTGGCGCGTTGAAGAACGTGTTCAAGGAGTCTTACATCGAGGTACCTGAAGGCAAGGAAAACCTAGTTGATACACTCAACAAGGAAGTTTCCAAGCTCGAGGAACAGCTTCTGAAAGCTACTGAGGCTAACATCAAGCTCAATGAATCCGTCAGCAAGCTACAGCGCGCGCAAGTGATTGCTGAAGCTTCCAAGGATCTTGCTTCGACCGAAGCCGTCAAGTTCAATTCGCTTGTTGAGAATGTTGAATTCGATACATCTGAAGCTTTTGCA